ATGTTCGCGGCATCCATCGAACCCGACGCGTTACCCGCACCTACCATTGTATGTATTTCATCGATAAAGACAATTACGTTTGGTGCGTCTTTAAGTTCATCTAAAATCACTTTAATCCTTTCTTCAAACTGACCTCTATACTTCGTACCTGCAACAAGTGAAGTTAGATTCAAAGACATGATTCGTTTATCTAATAAGTTGGTTGGACACGTACCCTCACTAATCATCAATGCAAGTTTTTCAACTAACGCACTTTTACCAACACCGGCGTCACCAACAATGACAACGTTGTTCTTCTTCTTACGTGAAAGAATCTGTGCAATCCTAAGTACTTCTTTATCCCTACCAATAATTGGGTCGATCTCACCATTAACCGCGAGATGTGTAAGGTCTCTTGAAAAATTATCTAATACAGGGGTCTTACTCCCTTTCTTGCCTCTCTTACTTTGGGACTGAGTGCCTTCCTCAAAAAAATCTACTGACATACGTTATACGTTTTACTAAAAGATACAAAAAATAATCCCAAAAGTCAATCTTCAATACAATTGACAAGTTGTCACATATAATTGTTATATCTGTGACAAAGTGTCTCATTTGAGACGTTGGTACTCATTTTGTTTTATTGTGTATATCAAAAATAATAAATTTTAAATTAAGAAAAAAATGATTTTATTTAGAAACGACCCATTTATTAGATTTGTTGATGAGTTCTTCGAATCAAAGACTCAACCAACACAAAGTGGATTTGTAAATGTCCATAAATCGGAAAATGAAGTAGGATACTCTTTGGACTTTGTAGTGCCGGGACTAACTAAAAATGACTTTACTATAGTTGTTGAGGAGGACTTACTTAAGATTTCATACGAGAAACCCGAAGAGTCGGAAGGATTCGTTGGTTCATTTGAACGTACTTACACTTTACCTGAAGATGTAAATGATAAAAAGATCGAGGCAAAAGTGGAAAATGGGGTTTTAAGTGTTAAAATCCCAAGACTAAAAAAGAAAAATACTCAAAGAACCATATCCGTATCCTAATTATAAACCCCCAATTTGGGGGTTTATTTTTTATGTGATATTTATAATATACATCAGACAAACTTGATTTTATGATGATTAATTGTTATATTTAAGATATAAACAAAATATAATGGCAATAACATCAGAAAAAATCAACGGAAAGGAGATCATTGTAGAAATACAATCGTCTAATTTACAGTCTGCGTCTTATAATACTGAAGACGAAACACTACAAATCACTTTTAAGAGTGGGGGTGTTTATGAGTATTATAAGGTTCCGTGGGAAAAGTTTACAAAACTTCGATTAGCGGAATCTCAAGGAAGATTTTTCAATATGAATATTGGGAAATCATATGAGTACAAAAAACTGAAATGAAAAACATTCAGATAGTTGATGAGTTAATTGAGGAAATAGGTAACAATAAAGAGATTGTAAAATCTTTTGAGGTTAGAGATTCACTGTCTTCCGATGTCTTTAAAGAGGAGGATGGTGAATTTTTTATGCACGAAGAAATCAGAAGTAGACTTTTAGAGGTTACGGAAAAATTTATGGACTATCTCGATATAGAGTTTTTTATTCATGATGTAATCCTCACGGGATCTCTCGCAAATTACAATTGGTCAAAATATTCTGATGTGGACTTACACATTCTAATCGATTACGATGAAACAGAATATAATTTAGACCTATTAAAAGGGTTCTTTGACAGTAAGAGAAGTTTATGGAATAAACAACATGAAATAACAATTAAAGGATTCGATTGTGAGATATACGTCCAAGACGTTAATGAGAAACATCACGCATCGGGTATATATTCCGTACTCAACAATAAATGGTTAGTTACTCCCGAAAAAACAGTACAGTCAATCGATAAGAGTTTAATCATTAAAAAGGCATCAGAGTTTGAAGATAGGATAGAAGATATTGAATCAAAATTCAATGGTGGTGATGACGTTACAGATGAAATAAAATTACTGAAACTAAAATTAAAAAAGTTTAGACAAACAGGTTTAGATACGGGTGGTGAGTTTTCCTATGAGAATTTAGCATTTAAATTACTTAGAAGGAATGGATACATAGGTAAGTTATTAGATGTTCAAACCAAGTCTGCGGATAAGAAATTATCCATAACACAACAGTAAACGATATTTTTTTCTCGTTATTGTTGTATTTATAATATAAGAATAAGTTATTAACAAATATATTAATATGTCAGATCTTAGACCATTAGGTAGTGAAAGACTACAAGGTGACGAAAAAATTAGGAGGATTATGGAACTTGCCAATTATGGTAGGTCGGATAAATCCGTAATTAATGAGTCAAAAACAAAGACAGGTATCGAATTCCTAAAAGAATCTGAAAACGGTGTATATGGTATCGTAAAAGAAAAAGACGGATACTATGTGAAAAAAGGTTTAACCGAAAATTCATTAGATTACATCGGAGGGATTTTTATGAAAAATAAAAATAAATTTTCTTCTTACTCAGAGGCATTAAAAAGATTAGAGTTGATCAGTGGTCAAGAATCATTGAATGAAGCCAAAAAGTATGTATTGAAAAGTAAGTCGTCTGCACCTGCAGAACCTGTCGCAGATGCACCTGTAGAAGATTTACCCGCAGAAGAACCTGTTGTAAGTGACGCACCTGTAGATGATGCACCTGTGGGTGACGCACCTGTAGATGATGCACCTATTGATGATCTTCCACCTGCAGATGATTCAGTATCAGATGAGGAAGGTGAAGAAGAAGGTAAGAGATCAGACTACATGGCTGAGGTACAAAAGTTCTCAGGTAAATTAGGTCAAGCACTAAGAGATGTTAAAGAAAAAATGATGAGTGATGATATTAAATATGTCATTAACATGGTTCTTTCGGCAGTAGATTTAGATGCACTTGACGAAGAAGATAGAGAAGATATCGCAGAAAAATTTGAACCTAAAGATGAGGAGTCATTTGATGAACCATCAATGGGAGATGATATGGATGATATCCCATCTGCGGAGGATGATGTCGATAGTGAGGTAGATACCGAAATCGACGAGATAATGGCAAAATTAGAAAGTTTTGTTGATGCCCCTGTTGAGGAAGAGTCGTCTGAAGAATCGTTAGACGAAAAATCTATCGAGGATTTCGCAGATTTAAGTGTAAAACACGAAGAAGTTTCAGAAGAGGAAGAAGATAGTTTAGAAGAAATCGACTTAGAAGAACTCAAGGGAGAAATCAACAAACACGTTGATGCCACATTGAGTAAATATTTTAAGTAAGATGAGACTAATCTATATCAATGAGATTGGTTCTGACTATAAAGGTCAGAAACAATATGAATTTATCTTCAGTGATCAGACTGAATTTGATATAGAAGAATGGTATCATATCCCTGCCTCAACATACCCCGAATCATTATCGCCCGATTTAGAGTACGTTAGTTTAGTTGGTGTCTTAAAGAACAGTGACATTGAATTAGATTTAGTACAAAAATCAGACTACTTCGGTATTATCGATGCCGTTGATGGTGTTATTTCATTAGGGTGGGAAAAATTTGATTATGAAAGTGAATTTGAAAGACTCACATTCTCATTTGGGGAAAAATTAGATTCAGTAAACACTAAAATAGAATCAAGAGGATTTCACCTAATAAAAGAAGAATTAAATTTCAATATAGGATTATGAAAAGAAAAGACGTTATCAATAAACTTTTAGGTGAAGGATTAAGTTTAGAATTCCTATCAAACCTCACAGATAAACAAATAAATGAGTTATCTGATAGATTTATTTCTGAAGCAACGATTGAAGTACCTGCGGAAAAAATAGATCAGGTAAAAGATAAGTTGGGTGACGACGATGTCTTAAAAGTCACTGAAGAGGATGAGGAAGTTGAAGAAGCGTCCTCTCCATCTCAACAAGCGGCAATTGCAATTTCAAAAAAGAAATCAGGAAAGAAACCTAAAGAAGAAATGAATGAGTGGGTAGAAGGGGTTGTTTTGAAAAACTACCACCCTGAAGTGACCACCAAAAAAGAAATATATGAAATGATTGGTTCTCTTAGTGATAGTGCGGATAGTTTAGTTGCGGCAAAAAATATGTTTAGTGTAGACGAACAACAACCATCTCCATCTAAACCTGATACAGACGCACCTGTAAGAGAGAAACCAACAACAAGGCCGGGTAAACCGAAAAGAGAGAATCCGTTCGAACCAAAACATAAACCAAAACCTAAAGCAAAATTACCTAAAGAGTTAAGTTTTTCAGGTTTGGGTCTTGATTTAAAAATGGCGGCAGAATGATAACAAAAAAAGAATTACTCGAAACAGTAAAGGGAATAAAAGAAATGCCCATGGATTATGGTGATAATCCTGAAAGAATAGAACCGGGTCTCGAAGATAAATTATCATCGAAAGAAACACCATTCAAAGACAATCCCGCATTCCCTGATCAAGAACCTGAAGGTTTACCTTCTAATTGGGAGGAACTATTAGCGTCTCAAAGATTTAAAGACGTAATTGCAAAGGTTAAAAGATATACGGGTCAAGAAGGTAATGTGACTGACCAAAACACATTAATGCAATTGATGTCCACAATGAGACAAATGTTGAATAGTGTTTTACAGTTTGAATCAGAAAATAAAGAGTACTTAGAAAACTTAGCGGTAGAATTGGTTAAGAAGGAGATGTCTTTACCTGAGGGAGCTCTACAGTTTGATGCCAAATTAGTTGGTTTAGGACAAATAGATGGTGAAGGTTTCCAACAACAAGGTGAAGACCCAAGTGAAGAGGAAATCGAACAACAATTTGGTGTTAACCCTGAAGAGGCAGAAGACGATGTTGAAGATTTCATCGATGCGTTTGAAAAGTTTGATCAGGAGACCGCAAAAAGACGTTTCATTAATGCGTTAATTCAGGGGGCATCAAAAAAGGGACATTATATGTTCGAATTGGTTGCTGATCAATTAACAGAGAGAAACCCCAACATTGTTAATCAATATGGTATCCTAATGTCCGTTAATGATTTAATGTATTGGGTTTTACCTGATGGAATGTTAGAACAAGGAATGGGTGGTGGTAATTTCGCCGGTAAAGAAGAAATCAACACAGAAACTGACCCACCAACAGTAGTTGCAAGGGCGGTATTTTTCCCCGCACTAATTCATGAAGTGATTAAGGGTGTTATGGAGATTATGGGTACACAAGGTTTACCCGATGACCCAAGATCTGCGGAAATGGTAATGTCCAAAACTGACACTTTACCTGCGGAAGTATGGGACCTTAGATTGGGACCTACTATTTGGAGTAAGTTTAGAGAGTCATATCCTGAGAAACTCATGGATGATGATATGAAACATATTCAAAATTATTTATTCTCGAGATTTTCGGCATTAGATACTCAAGAATTTTTCAAGGTGTCAAAGGAAATATTAAAAGGAAGTGATTTAGGTAAAGATATTTTAAGTAAGATGGTTGATCAAATCATTTCAGATTTACAAAATGAAGACTACGAAGAAGATCAATACAACAAAGAATTCGGAAATGAAGAAGACGATGGATTAAAGGGATTCCTCGGTTCGTTAGGGATTGGATTATCACCTCGTGACGACTCCGATGATGGTCCCGATATGGACGATCGTTATGATGACGATATTGAAGTATAACTCAAAGTGGTCAACACGACCACTTTTTTTGTATTTATAGGATATGGATAAGAACAAACTATTACAACTTAAGGAGTATGCCAAGATCATGAAAGATACTCCATATGCGTTGAAGACATATCTACAAACATACGATAACACACAAAAGAAGTATGTACCGTTAGAGTTATTTCCTGATCAAATTGAATTGATTAATGATTATGACAACTACAACGAAAATATCACTCGTAAATATAGACAAGCGGGTGTATCTACAGTGACAGCGGCGTGGTTATCCAAGAAGATACAAACTGCAAGTCCTGACAATCCTGAGAGGATATTGATCATTGCGAATAAAAGAGATACAGCCATCGAGATGGCGAACAAAATACGTGGATTCTTAGATCAATGGCCTGAGTGGATAAATGTTGGGTTTTCACCTGATAAAAATTCGGAGAGTCGTTTTAGGATGAATAATGGTTCAGAAGTTAAGGCCGTTGCGACATCCGCAGATGCACTTCGTGGTTTTACACCAACAGTACTTGTATTTGACGAAGCGGCATATATCGAAGCGGGGGAAGATTTTTGGGCTGCGTGTATGGCATCCTTATCAACGGGTGGTAAGGTTATTCTAATCTCAACACCTAACGGTTATGACCCAATCTATTATGGGGTATATGATCAAGCGGTGAGAGGTATGAACGATTTTAAAATCACCGATTTAAGGTGGTTTAAAGATCCACGTTATGCATCCGACCTTAAATGGTTAAAAGTTGATGACATCACTCACTACATGTTAAATCGTGAACAATATAACGACGATGAGATAACATTAGATGAAGGTTGGCAACGTTATGAAGAACTACTCGAAGAAGGATACAAACCCTATTCTCATTGGTTTGAGAACATGGCTAAAAAATTCAAATACGATAAGAGAAAAATCGCACAGGAATTGGAGTGTGATTTCCTTGGTTCAGGGGATGGTGTTATCCCAAATGACATTCAGGAAAGAATTAGAAAAACGATGATAAAGGACCCTGTAGAAAAATACATGCAGGGCACGATGTGGATGTGGAAAGAACCTGTGGAAGGTCATAGGTATATAATGGGTGTCGACGTTTCAAGAGGTGATAGTGCAGACGCGTCTTCTATCTGTGTAATCGACTTTGATGAAAGAGAACAAGTTGCGGAATATGTTGGTAAAATACCCCCTGATGATTTAGCATCAATCGTATACAAATGGGG